TGTTGCCGTTGTGTTTAAACCAAATGCAATACATAAATCATCAGATCCTGGAGATACATCAATTGTAAATAATACAGAATATCTTGTCCAATTTGTTGTTAATGTAACACTATTTGGTGTAGGCGCAGAAACAGCAGTAAAAGTTCCTGTTGCCACTCCCGAACGAAAATATGTATTAAAATTTAAAGTTTCACTACCGGTTACTGACTTTGCATAAAAACTTAAAGTCCAAACAGAACCAACACCAAATTGCCCTGCTTGACCTGCAGCAGACAATTCTACAGTTTGACGAATGTCAATATTACTTCCTGAGCCTTTAGTAAGTTTTAAATAGTGTGAAAAACCTGTAGGTGTATTTCCTGTTATCTGTTGTGAAGTCATTGAATCGCTAGCTATAAACCATCTATCTACACTTTTGTATCCTGCACTTCCTGATGTAAATGGACCTACGCTTGCGCCACCATTCCTCTGGTCAATTCTCATATCTCCATTAATAATCTTGTTGCGAAATGATAACACAGGTGCTTCTGGTTCTGGTATCACAGGTGCTGCTGAATTGACCCATGTATTCACTTCTGAACTATAACTGAGTAATTCACCATCTTGAGGATTTTGAATGTTCATTTCAATGATGTCAACAGTTGCGACCGTGTTTGTCACACTATTCGCATCATAGTATTCATTCACACCATCTGTTGAGTATGTAATACCAGAGTTGAAGACATTTGAGATGTCAGCAAAGTCATTCATGATTACGGTAGTGTTTGCTTCTAAAGCCTCAATATCATCAGCAATACCATCAATCAGTTGAGCATTTGTATTTGCACGAACAATTGCGTTCTCGATATCAGTGACCTGATCCGCTAAGTCTGATAGATTGTTAACGTCAACTGCTAATGATGCGAGTTTGTTTGCTTTACTCATACCGGCTCCTCTGGCCAAGTGACGTTATTTGGATCTTGTTCTGTTACATCACGGAGTGCCTGTCGGTAGTCTAACCATAATTGTTTATCATTCCCTGGATAGTCAACAGTTGCACGCCAGTCTGTTGCGGCTAATTTTCGATCTCTTTCTTCTCGAAGCAATCGCATTGGTTCTGCCGCTTCAAGTTCAGTAATCTTAGCTGCCACTTGACTCCAGGTAACGTCAAAATCATTTGGGTCAGAACTTAATATTGCACTGTTCGTAGAGTCTACACCAACAACCTTTCTGAACATAGTGAGAAATTCTTCTTCATTTTTTGGGTTGCCATAAACCACAAAATTTTCTATACCTAATGAAGAAATAGCATCACTAACCGTGCATTTACTTATTGGACCAATCATTGTTTAATCTCCATTGCTATTACTTGAGCTTCATAATTCGAGCCAGGGCCATTATAATTCCAATACGCATCCTGTTGAGTTTTGTAAACTTGAACTGTATAAGTGCATTGCGAAGTGGTGTTTGGTGTGTCAAATGTCATAAGAGATGAATGACCTGGAATCCAAAAATCTTGATTATGATATGTATAATTAGCTTTAAAACTAGTCGCATCTGGAGTAACTCTGCGAAATCTTAATCCAAAAGATGCTGAATTATATATTAAAGTTGCGACCACATGATGTAGATATATTTTGCTGTTTTCAAATTTTGGAGTAATACTCACACTCAAAGAAGTGTCTACCCATGTTGAGTTGGTGAAATTATGAAAGTATGTGTCATCAGTGTTTGTTTGCACTTGAACAATATGTCCAGCAGGAAAGGTAACATTTTGTAAAGTCACCTCTCCAGCACCCTCTACACCAGTGTGACTTGCGATTATATTTCCACCAACTATAATTTCTCCAGCCATTATTCCTCGTCTGTCATATAAAATCCAGAAACTGATGGAAGATTACTTCCAGATTTTGTTGGAATGTAAATGAATCCTGTATGATCAACACCTATTCTTTCAACTATAAAACCAATTTCATTTTGGTCTTTATTAACGTAAGCTCTATACGCATCCATATCAGTTGTGCTTATTGACGTATTATAACGCATTGAACCACCTCTCACTCGTCCGCAGGTTAGTTCACTATATTCGGCGGCGGTGAAAGGTAATCCGCTATAGAGTTTAACAGCAATTGCATCTTGTGGAATTTTATCTCCACCTATCCAGCCCGTTGTTATATAAACTAAATTACCAATTCGTGTATACAATCCTGTACCTATAGTTACTGGTGTACCATAATCTGAACTATTTCCTATGTAGCCCTGGTATAAAAATTCAAGAGAAATATTCCAGGTTCCCGTTTCAAATTTTGTGAGAACAAGACCACTATTATTGAATTCAATACCATTTGTCTTTAATTGTGCCGCATTCATAATAGGTGAAGTTAACTGATCAACAACAATACTTGATGTATTACTTGCGGTATCATGGCTTGCTAATGTTTGTCCACCTAATGTAATTGTTCCTGCCATTTTACTCCGTTGGCTCAACTGGCCAGTTTACATTGATCAAGTTACCGTTCTCATCGAGTTCTGGTGTACTGTTTGCTGGTAAATCACGAAGTGCTTGACGATAATCAATCCACGCTGAACTTGGTGTTTGGTCTGAGAGAAAGCGCCAGTCAGATTCTGCGATTCGACGATTGCGTTCTTCTTTGAGCAATCTCATTGGTTCGGCTGCTTCGAGTTCGTCAATCTTAGCTTGAAGTTCTTCTTTCGATGGCTTTGGTCTTTCGTCATACCATTCTAATCCAGAATAGTCAAAACCTTTTAAAGCATATTTTGCAGATGAATATAATTCTGTTATTGCATGTGATAGGTCAAATTTCATACCGCAATCTCGTATAAAGTAAGAGAAGATATTCCAGATTCATGAGAACTACGATTATAACTTCTGTTTAAGTATAATGTAGAGTCTCCACGAACCCAAAATCCTACAGCGAAAGGATCTCCCTTTTCAAAATTCATAGTTTTTGCTGTGGTTCCACTTATAGTTCTTATTGAATATTGACCACTATGTCCCTGCCCATCTGCTGTACCAGGAACGTCTTCTCCATAAGTAAACGCACCACTCCAACCAGCTGAACTTTGCATTAGGTCAGAACCGGTATCTGTTGTTGCATTACCTGATTGTAAATAGATTCTTACAAGGTGTCCATGGGCATCTAGATGACCACCTGCTACTAAAATCCAATGAGCAATAAATTTACTATTTTTTCCTTTTGCTGTTCCTGTTAGGTCTACAATGTTTATGTGAGTACCTCCAACAGTTGTTGCTGTATCATAATATCCATGTAACACTTGTAGAATCTGTCCAGCAGGGACAGGAATAGAAGGTAATACAACATCACTCGCCAGTGAAATCGTATCTGTTTGTTCGTCATGTGTTGCAACGGTCTTGCCGCCAAGCTTGAATACTCCTGCCATGCTACCTCACTGAGAATGTGCCAGAGATGTTCAAATCGCCCGTCACCGAGATTTCTCCGAAAACAGTTAGCGAAGCATCTTGACTAACATTGACCGAGCCAGGAAGCTTTACGGGTCCCATCAGCAATGCACTTGTGTTTGCTTCAACCACATAGTTCTCATCTAAAATTGATTTGTGTGTCAGAATGTCAATTGAAATATTTGCAACACTATCTTCAAGAAGTCCGATTGAAGTATCGAGACTTGTGATGTCTTGTTCAATCGAATCAAGTTGTGTTTCGATCGGAGTGAAATCAACACCAGCAATTGTACCATCAGAAGCAATGATTGAATTGCCATTTTGATCTTTGATGCTGGCACCTTCTTTCAAATAGTATGAACCATCCTGCTCAATGATGTTTGTATCACCATCTCGAATTGGAAGGTCTACCTTTGCAAAGTTGACCGCTTTTGCCTTACCAATATATCCACTCATAGTTCAAGAACCGTTAATGTACAATCAATTGAATTGTTTGCAGATGCACTGACTGTGACTATTTCGTTTTGTTCAATTGCCAACTTACCATCTAACACACCGAGAGTTGATCCAACAGGAATTGGTGCATTTCGTATGATGTATTTTCCATTGATGTCGATTGATGCTGTCGCAGGATTATCACTTCGGTTGGCTAGAATCATACCAATTGCAAGACCAGTTTTTGCGGCAGGTGTGGTATAAACTACTTGACCATCTGTTGTTGCCGTTTCTGCTTTTCTTTTAAATGCTGCCATTTTTTTATATCATCCAAGTGCAATTGAAAATATGATTGAATTGAGAGTGTCTTCATCATCAAAATAGAAGGCACCCTCACCGTCTGTTTTAAGAACTTGTCCTGCGGTTCCATCTGTTATATTTAGATCAGTCAATGCATTTACCTCTCTTGCGGCATTGTTTGCAAAGAAGAATGTACCATCTCCATTTGCAGTCAGAACCTGGTCTTTTGTTGCTGCAGATTCTACATCAATTAGATTATTCAGGCGATGTGCAGTAGGTGTTGTAAACTTAAATGAGCCATCACCATTTGCTGTAAGATATTGTCCATAGTCTGATGTTGTTGATACATCATTCAGGTTTGATAGTCGATGTTCTGCAAGTGTCTGAAATGTAAATGATCCATCTCCATCTGTATGTAATACTTGACCATCTGTTCCATCAAGAATACCAAGATCCATGATTGTATGTATTTCTCTTGCCGCATTGTTTGCGAAAAAGAAAGCACCATCACCAGTTGCAGTTAGCACTTGATTTGCAGTAGCGGTTGAATTAACATCCTGCAATGCATTTAAAAACAATAAATTACTTACAGCACCTTCAATTTGACTTGAATCAACATTTGAGCCGAAGTCAACATCATTCAGATAAACTTTGTTATCTGTCAAATCCATAACTGCATTTAATCGATTTGCTAATCGTGCAAATTCTCTTGCTTTACTTCTTGTTGCCATTTATGACCTTTAGAACTTGTATCCTTTCACTAGAATGTACCACCATCCGCTACTACCACTATTGCCATAGTTGTTGATCCAAAACTTGTTTTCTTTAATTGGTATCCATTGTGATGAATACCATGTTCCATAATTTGGTGAAAATCCATCACTATCACCAGTGTATACAATAGTCAAGCATTGTTCACTTACAAGATTTCCAAATTGACTTGTAGGTTGTTGTCCACGTGAATCAACCCAATTTTTCACATCACTTCTTTGATTTCTTGTGAATGAACATGTTTGATGATCGGAAGAAGTTGCGGTCATGAAAATATCTGCAAACACCCAAGTTGCTTCAATTGGTATTCTTTCGGTGTATGGTAAACTAATTTGAGCATTGAAAGCACTCGAAAATGAAACTTCATGATAGAAAGGTGCAATCTCAATAAATCCTATGTTGTGCTGAAAATTGTATGTACCATCTTGTTTGACAGTAAGCACTTGACCAACTTCTGTATTTGCAGAATCAATATCAGTGATTACGGAAACGTTTGTGTTTGCAAAATAGAAATTGCCGTCAGAGCCAACTTTTAATGTTTGATTTTCTTCAAAGACAGGATCAAAGTCTGATAGGTCACGGAAAGATTGTGTGTCACGATGAACACGATAGCCCGGTGCAAATAATTCTACTTCAATACGATCATCTTCACGAAGTGGTTCAATGAATGTAATTTCATTTGCAGTGATTGATACTGTATAATCATTTGCAGTTAAACGAATACCATTATAATATACATTTAAATCAAAACTGTTGTTGATGTTTGTTTCAAGTGTGATTGTTTGATCGTTTGCACTTGGCTTGAAACTCTCACGATAGTAACTACTTTTTGATAAGTTGGTAACTTCTGTTGTACCAACACACTCAATTATATCATTTACATTCGGTGTATGAATCAGTGTTACATATTGACCAAGTGGCTCAACTAAGTAATCAACAGTTTCAATCAACTTCATTCCGTTTTTAAAAACGGATACATGATTTTCATCATACTTTACAGCAAATGATTTTTGAACACCATCGGCAGTGTGAGTTGTACGGTCTGAAACTTTATCAAGATATCTTGTAGGTGACGGCGCTCCAATAAATGGCATTCAATTTCTCCATCATTCTGGTGTAATGTTTGCCATTTCGGCTTCAGTCTCTGCATTTCTTTCAACTGCAGTTTTTACCCAACCTTCAGCAAAGGCCATTTGTACAATCTGATCTCGGTCACTCGGAATTGTTTTTCCAACTTCAAGACATTTGTCAACTGTAAGTTTTACAATTTCATCAATTGCAATTCGGCAACGATTCTTCACAACGTTATCGATCCAATCTTGTTGGCTTAATGCTGCATATGATAATGCTTTATCTTCTGTATCTGTAAGTTCAACGGTATATGTTTTCATAAGTTCTTTTCTTTTAAATTAGATAATGTGTAGCCCAGAACCAGTCATTACCTCCTTGAGGATCACCTAAGTACCACCATTCAACATAATCATTTGCTTTTAGATTACAAACTTCATTTACTGAAACTGTTGCCCAGACCACACCAGATTTATAGCCCATACCTTTTTTCTCACCATTAATTACTAATCGTAACATTGAGATTGTTGGTGCTGCTTTGAATGTGCATTGTGCCGCCAGGGCATATAGACCATCAACAGGTGCAATAAAACGATGTGTTGCTGTATTATAACAAGCTGGGTTTGTTGCTTTTACGGAAAGCGGTGCAGAGGCTGCTTTACCTTCTGTTTCTTGCAAACCTGCATTGTAGTAAACACGGCAATATGGTCTGTATGGTACAGTGACGTACCCTTCTTCTGAAATTTTCCAGATTGTTCCATTTAAAGTATTTTCGTAATGTATAGTATCACTGACTACTTTTAATTCTGGTGATGCAAGATTCTTGACATTATGTACAATTAATTCATTTGTAATATTAGCATCAGTACAACTGATTGAACCATCAAGAAGTTCAACTGTATTTGCTTTGAGTGAATTGATTTGTACAGTGTTTGCATCAATATCATTAACTTCTGCAGAATTGATCGTAGTTGTTGTGATTGAAACATTGTTTGAATCAATTTGTTCAAATCCTAAAACTTCTTTAGTATTATATGATTCTACAGGATCAATAACATTTTTTGCAATGTTAAAATTTTTTGTCATGTCTGCTCTACAAGAGATAATACAGCATCAAATGAATTTGCAATTGTTGAACTAATTATTACTTCATCATTTGCGTTTAACACCATTTTATTTCCTTGCATGATTTCAAGTGATGAACCAACATTAATTACAACATCTTTCAAATAGTGTACAGTTTGTCCAGCATCATCATCTTTCAATTTAACAGAAACAGAGATTAAATCATTGTGCAAATTTGAAATTGTAAAGCCGATCATAATTGTAGTATTTGATAATGGCACGGTATATACAGTTGCGTCATCAAGTGCATTCGTATAATTTACACCACCATTATATGTTTTTGATAAAAGTTTATTAGCCATTAATCAACCAAATATTATTGCGTTTATGAATGAATCGTCTTCGAGAACTGCCATTTTCTTTGCAAGTTCTTCATCTGGTCTGTTTTCTAAGTTTTGATAATCAATCGAATTGAAAGTGAATGTGCCATTGGCATCTGTAGTCAGCACTAAATTTGCGGTGTTACCATCTTCTATATTTAGTTCTGTCAGCAATGTTGGTATAAATGGAGTGCCTTCAATTTCAGTATAATGTACGTTCGAAAATGTGTATGTATTTCCACTAATTTTTAGAACTTGTGTATTTGCTGTTCCATGTACAATATTTAAATCAACAAGTTTGTTTGGTATGTAAGGAGTACCTTCAATCTCATCATAGATTACGTTTGCAAAGAAATAGTCACCAGCACCATCTGTTTTTAAAACTGTATTTGTCTCAACAACATCACTGTTCACACCAATATCAAACAAGTCAACTGGTATGGATGGTTTGTTTAGAATGTCTGCATAATCAACAGTGCCACCCATTGGACGAAACTCAAAAGTACCGTCACCGTTTGCAGTCAAAACTAAGCCGTCAGAGCCGTCAGAAACGCCCAGGTCAAGCAGAGAGGTCGGTATGTATGGCGTGCCTTGAACTTGAGAATATTGTATTGAATTAAATGCAAAATTGCCAGCACCATCTGTCATCAGATATGAATTATTACTGCCATCAGAAATTGAAAGATCCGTGAGCAATGCTGGAATTGCCGGTGTGTTTGTTAGATTTGAATAATCATAAACAAAACTTGATGCATCAATTGGACCAAATGTATAGTTGCCCGCACCATCTGTTGTTAAGACTTCTCCTGCATCACCATCAACAATACCAAGGTCTACTAAATCTTGTGGTATCGGTCTTGCTGTGAAACTAAAACCACCTGCACCATCAGTGACAAGAACTGAATTTAAAACACCGTCAACAACTCCTAGATCAAGAATTGAAGTTGGTAGTGTTGGTAGATTGTCAAGATGATTGTAGTTGATTGTCCGAAAGGAAACGTTACCTGTGCCATCTGTTGTTAGTACAGTATTCGGCGAGCCGTCATCAATGTTGATTTCAAAAATGGTTGCTGGTATTCTTCTCTCTGTGAATGCTGGTCCATTCTGCGACATCACAAGAACGGAGTTTGCATTACCTGCAACAATACCTAAATCAAATATTGATTGTGGAATATATGGAACATCAAGTAGATCATTATAACTGTATTGACGAAATGAAAATGTATTGGCACCATCTGCAAGAAGAGCCAGATTTGCCACACCATCATCAATGTTTAAATCGGTAAGTTTTTCTGGTATGAAAGTTGTGCTGATATATTCATTAATATTTTTGTTGACAAAGTATTGATGTTCGTCATCAAAAACAAAAATGTTTCCATCAACAGGAGTTTGTGTAACGGCAAATCTTGCGATTGTATTATCAGCAAATATTTCAGCAGGTGTTAAATCATCAACACCAATCAAGCCACCATCAATTGCAGTGTTTTTGAATGAAATGTTTTTGAAAGAACCGCCAGAATAATTGTCAGCAATACTTTTCTGAATTTCTGCAATTGAGAGTATTTTACTCATTTATTTAACTTATTTCTAAAATACTTAAAGCTACATCGAGTCCGTTCGCTACATTACAGATTGCTGATAGTTGGTCTGTGGGTTGAAGAACAAGTTTTTGTCCGGCGAAAACTTCAAGTGTGCTACTATTTGGTATTGATACCTCATTCAGTAGCACTACATCTGAATTTGTTTCACCATCAACGGTATCAGACTGAAGACTAATCGTAGCCGTTATAATACCACTAGATTTATTTGAAAGAATTAAGCCCAATACAATGATTGAATTCACCGATCCCGGTACAATGTAAATTGCATCGGGATTGATGTTTGATATATCAGACTTAGTTTTAAGTTTAAAGTTATTCATTTAGATCCGATGATCACCATGATGTTGTTAATGAAGTTCTTACCCAGGCCCACTTATTTGGATCAGCAGCAGGCCCTGTACAAATGTAGAGATGATTACCATCACTATACATCATATTCTTTTGACCTCGAACATCAACTGGCTTAGGAATACCTGTATCTCCTGAGTAGTGTGCTGCCCATACAGCATCATTAACTATGAAACTGATATTGTGTGTTTCATACCATTGCAATAGTTTTTGGTCGTCAGGATCAGACATACTTTTTGTTGATAGTGCTTGCATGTCTACAGCACCAGCAAATATATTTCCGAATCGGTCCCATGATGTACCAATTGCGGTATTACCATTTAATGGTTTAAGAACAAAATCTTCTACATTAATTGGACCGGTAAGTGTTTTGTTTGAGATTGTTTGTATACCACTAGTTGTTACTGCCTCACCTTGACTTTTTGGATCAATCAAGTTGATTCTGAAATCAAAATCAGCACAAGGATCTGAGAAACTACAACCTCTTCGTGTTGCTGCTCCATATCCAGCACCTTCTTCATGCCAAGAATACGAAGACCAGAAAGGATCAGATTGACTTCGATCTGTATTGTTACCATCTCTTGGCGCAATAACATTATGGCATACACCAAAATTAAGTGAAAATGGTACACCACCGGCAAGAGCATCAGAATAATTTAAGAACCAGCCATGTCCTAATACGGGATCAGCGGCAGCCTTTGCCGGATCATTCATCAATTCTTGTTGTTTATGATATGATGGTGTATCATAAACAGGTAATCGAATTGCATCAATAGTATCGAACTGCTTAACTGTTAATCTAGCTTCAAGGACTGTTCCCACTTGTGCGTTTACATCAAAGGAAGGTGTATAACGATCAAAGAAATCATTAATATTACCGGAACGTCCATCACGGAAAGTTATTTGATTTGCATTCTCAAACCAGAACATGTTACTTAAATTACCTCCCAAGTTTGCGCACTCTCGGCTTGCAACATAATCTGCATCAGAACTACCGTTTTTCATGAAGTTACATTTTGCAACCAATTTTGGACTACCGAAATCATAGTCAGATTGTTTTGCATACTTCCACCAAGCACCTCCATGAGCATTCATACCTTCACTAAGTGAAGTTAATGAGCCAACAAATTGAAATGGTACTTCATAAATTTCAAGTTCATATAAGTGACCGACTTCATTTGTCAATGTTGAATGTCCTCTAGTTTCAAGTACTTTTGCACTGACTTGACTTTTTAGACCGGGTACTTTATAGCGATCAAAGTAAGTTGAGATCCACATTTGATATTGATTCAAATTTTCACCAGTATTTGAATCTCTTCCAGCATCTGGCTTACCACGATTTTTACGATTGTAAGAGGCTGTGAAATAAATGTCACCTTGTCTAGGATCTGCAAGTGCTAAATCACCTTTAAACTTTCTTGCATTTCCAATTACGGTTCTTTGAAGATCATCTTCAGCACCTTTCCAATAACCTGGAGTTAGACCAAATTTTTTCTCGTACAAGGTCTGAGGTGCTCGACTCGCTGGAGGAGCATCTAAGAATCTTCTTGTAATATCTACATATGCATCAACTTTCTTACCATCAATTTCTTTTGGTAGATACTCCAGTTGCATATCTGTTTGTTTAAGTTCAACAAGCTCAGGACTTACAGCAGAAATACCACCATTCATATTACCAATATTAAAATCATTTCTGTTGCTGATAAACACATAGCTTTCATGTACTAGTGTTTTGTCACGAACTTTTGCAATTGGTGCGCTGAATTCAATACCGTCTTTTGTCGAAGAAATTGCAGAATCACCAAAATGAATTGTACTACCACTAACGTAAAGTTCTTTCCATTTTTTAGTTGGAGTACCAAGTGAATATCCTTCATCGACTTCCGGAACTAAATCACCTTCAAAGACTGTTGTGCCTTTAAACTTCTTATTTTCGAGAGTTTGTTCACCCTCTGCTGTGATTTGTTCACCTCCACTTGTTGGATAAGTTTCTTTCATTTCATATTCAACCCATGTACAATTTGTCAAATCAGTAAGAAGAGTTGAATTCACACCAAGTTTTATTGCACATTTATCGTTCGCTGTCCAAACAGGACCATCAGTATGGCTTAATGAATTTGCAAATGCACCACCAGGTCTTGCATCATTGACATAAGTCATTGTTCTTGACCATGTATTATTACCAAGTGTAATCGTACATTCATAATTATTCATTAAGTCATATGGACCAACTAGACCACTAGTTCCATCAACACCGGGCATAGCATAATAAGTATTGCCAGACAAGAGAGTTGACTTTAATTCTGTTCCTAGTGCAGCAGGATCACTTGGATTTTTTCCAAGGTCAAAATCTTCAAGAGTAATGTATTGTTCACCGTTTAGTACTAGCGTACCAGTATCAATAGCGCCTTGTGTCCAACCACTATAACGATGTTTGAAAATTGTTCGTTCTGATGGTGAAATCATTGGCTTATTGATTGCAATTCCGTTACCACCATCACTCATTGCAACTTCACCAATGTGCAATGTAGATGCAGTCAACCACAAATCAGTAAAACGTGACGTTGCCGAACCAAGTGAATATGCATTTGATGTACCAGGAATTAAATCACCAATAACTGTACCACCAATACCACCACCAGTTGCAGCATTGCCCGGTGCCCACAAATGAGTATTTGAATCATACATCAACGATGCACCTTGCCAAGCAGCATTTGATGTTGTATCAACATCTGTTAGATCATCAATGTTCATAACAATATTATTGTTAGCAGCAATAATTGTTTTATTCTTTAATTCTTGAGATAGATTATTAACTACTACTTCACCAATACCTTCAATTGCTTCAGTTTCAACTAATAAATTAAACAATGAGGTTGCTGTTAATTCAGTTGAAATTAAACCACCTGCTCCATTTTCAACTGTAATTTGATTAATCGCACTTACATACCAACAATCAGGGTTTGTACCACCACGAAGTGCTGGATCAGGTTGAAATGGATATACATTACCATTCAATGTTAATTTTGGTACAATGTTACCAAGAAAGTCCCAAACAGGTCCACTTGTTAAGTCAAGTCCGGGTAATGAGTGAAACGTTGTTGCACCAATTGTTGTAGACACACAATTTGCTTGGTCAATAACAATACTATCGGCACCCTGTATTCTTAAACCAGCTGGAGACATTCCATCATTTTGATCTGTTGTCACATCGCACAAGGTTGTAAATGTGCGGTCTTCACTTGTCTGTAATTTTAATCGTCTTGCACCAGGTGTTGCTGAATCGGAAAATAGTCTTAATTCATCTGGCATGAAATAGGTATTTCCACCTAACCACAAATCATTAAGTTCTTGTGTTTTTGCACCGATATTATAATTATTTCCGGATTCAGGTACCAAATTACCTACAACATTTCCCGACAACTTATCTGTTGGTGTCCAGCTTGTTCCGTTCCACTGTAAAACTTGCTCTGCTGGCCAGGTTCTCGCATTTGTCATTGCATTCTGACCACCACTATTTAATGGTGCAGTATCTGCCAATTGACCTAATGTGAATGTACCTTTTTGCGTTGGAGTAATTGAAGTACCTCCACCTCCACCAAGAGTTTTATATAACTCAGTAAAGTTTTCATTGATCTTACGGGCACCTTCTCGTAGATTATCACCTGTATTATCATTCGGCGTTGAACCTCTATAAATTTGTTGATTTGCCATATCTTATTCTCTTAGTATATTAAGTTTTACAGTGTTTTATCCTAAAGCAATAGCAAGAGCCGTGGCGTCTTCTGATGCTGTTCTTACAATACCTGTTGATAAAGTATTTAAATTAACATGAAAAGTATTACCGCTATTTGTTTCTAACGTTAAGGTGTTCGTTGAATTATTAAAAGAAGCTGCACTTATGTACACATCAAAAGAATCGCTTATTCCTTTGATAAAAGTTTCAGGTGGTATTTCAATGATACCATTATTAGATCGGAATATTGTTTTTCCATCAAGATTTAAAATACCCTTTGCCATAATTTATTATTCACCTGTATCTAAAATTTCTGTAAACAATTCTGTACTATGGTACCGTATCCAACCATTTGCAGCAACGCCGAAACTATCACCTGGTATACCTGCACTTCCTGCAATACTAGGTGTCTCGGCTGGCACTTGATAATAATTACCATTATACTCTACAACTTCATATTCTGCATAATTTCCTGTTGCTTCCCAATCTTCACGGAAAACTGGTAATCCCTCTTCAATGTTTTCAACATTTACAACATGTCCATTTTTTGCAATAATCTTACTAACGTTTCGCCAATTAAAACTATCCACAGTTTTGTTTTCAAAATGAGACATACCATATTGTGATGAATCATAAACTGTTTCAAAGATGGGAAAATGTCCGGATATATCTTTCAATACACCAACTTGAAGTCTATCGACTTTTTGTATTTTAACTCCACCTAAATTAAATATCTGCGGCATCAGACAGTTTCCTTAATATTTTGTGCTGTGATTGGACGCCCAGATTTGGTATAAATTGTGTTT